ACCAGCAACATGTTCTTTCGAGCACGGCATCAGGCACATCGTGCTGCGGACTCCTGGACCAAGCTGGGCTTTGCACTGTATCTGACCTTGATGAGTGCCAACAAGGTTGTGCGGCGTTTTCAAGCTGACCATGTGGTATTCTGCCTGGAAGGTCGCAGCTGGCGCAAGGATCACTACAAGCCCTACAAGGCCAATCGTGCTGTGGCTCGTGCTGCCATGAATGATGAGCAGGCCGAAGAGGACAAGCTGTTCTGGGAGACCTATGACGAGCTGACCAAATACCTCAGCAACCGGACCAATTGCAGTGTGATCCGTGAGCCCAGAGCCGAAGCAGATGACATCATTGCACGATGGATTGCTCTACACCCCCAAGACGAACACATAGTGGTCAGTTCAGACACAGATTTTGTGCAGTTGATCGCGCCCAATGTCAAACAGTACAACGGCATCACCGATGAGCTGATCACTGTGGACGGTATATTTGATGTCAAGGGACAGTTGATCAAGGACAAAAAGACCAAGCTGCCCAAGACTGTGCCCGATCCTGCCTGGTTGTTGTTTGAAAAATGCATGCGTGGCGATACCAGTGACAATGTGTTTTCGGCTTATCCTGGTGTGCGAACCAAGGGTACCAAGAACAAGGTTGGACTGGAAGAAGCATTTGGCGACATGGGCAAAAAAGGCTATGCCTGGAACAATCTCATGTTGCAACGTTGGACCGACCACAATGGCGATGAGCACCGAGTCTTGGATGACTATGAACGCAACCGTTCCCTAATTGATCTCACAGCACAGCCACAAGAGATCAAGGATCTGGTGGATGCTGCCATACGTGAGCAAGTGAGCCACAAGGACGTGGGTCAAGTGGGCAGTCACTTCTTGCGATTTTGTGGCAAGTACGAATTGGTCAAGTGCAGCGACTCAGCAGACAGTTTTGGACGCTGGTTGAATGAAACCTATAAAGGAGTATTGAATGAATCTAGTAGCCAAGCCCGTAGTTAAAGATCAGTTCTGGATCTTGAAACAAGACGATCGCAAGGTCGGCAACATTGAAGCCACCGATGATGGCTTTGCAGTCAAAATCAACAACACCATCACGCCATTCAAGACCATGGCCATGATCCGTAAACAGGGCAATATTGAATTTGCTGCTGTGGGCAATCGTCCATCCAAGGAACCTGCCAGTTATCAGGTCCAAGGCTATCCATCAGGTTCACGAGTGTACAATCCCATCTGGGATGTGCAGCACAAGTTGCCCTTGTATACCAAGAACAAAAAATCCAGGTCCTGGTATGCGGCCGGCTGGTATCAGGTCAAGCAACGCCGAACATGGACCATCGAACAAAGTCCCAAACTTATTACCTTGCAGCGTTATCAATATCAAGGTCCATTTTACACCAAGGAAGAAGCCAATGTCAAACCCCTTCCGTGATCAAGAAAAATTTATGAAGGCTTGCGAGCAAAGCGTAGATTCGTATAACGAACTACAATATGCCATGTATATCAAGTTGATCAATGAAGAACATCAAGAATTGTTAGAAGCCACACTGTCAGAGGATCGAGTAGAACAATTAGATGCATTGATTGACATCTTGGTTGTTACCATTGGTGCTATTCACAGTGCCGGCTGGGATGCTGAAGGTGCCTGGAAAGAAGTCATGGCCACAAACTTTGCCAAAATTGGCGAAAATGGCAAGGTGCGCAAGAGAGAAGATGGCAAGGTACTCAAGCCGGTGGGATGGACTGCTCCGGAACTAGAACAATTCTTGACAAAATCATGATTGAACCTCTCCGCGATGACCTCATGGTGCAGCAACAACTGGGCTCGACAGATATTCCTTATGTGGAAAAGTGGAGGCACATGGTGGCAGTGATCATGCTGAACCAGACAGGCCGCAAACCTGTCAAGACAGTGTATCCCTTGTTCATGCATCACTGGCCCACACCCGGTAGTCTAATGCTCAGCACACCCGAGGCGGTAAAGAACATCATCTGGAGCCTGGGCATGAGCACAGTAAAAGAGAATCGCATACGCAGAATGACTGCGGACTATGTGAACTGGGATGGCGATGATGCTGCCCGGTTGTATGGTATCGGCAAGTATGGTTCAGATTCATATGAGATCTTCTTCAAGCACAACTACACCGTGGAACCCACAGACAAGGAACTGCGGCGATATCTGGATGAAGAGGTGTTTGTGTGAGCATACACATCAATCGTTTTGTTGATTCGGTAAAAGCACACGAATCTCGCGGGCAAAAAGACTTTACCATGAGCCTGCGAGATGCCAAAGATCTGCACAGTGACATAACCAAAATGCTGTTGACAGTCACTGAGCTGCAACGACGACTGTTGGATGCAGGCAATTCTCAGGTGATCAACGTGGAACTTTCGGGCCGAGACTTTTAAACTGCATATATTTCTGATAAATAAATGTAGGAGTATAACTGAATGAGTCGCCCAAAGCCAAAGGTGTTGATTGAAAACACCAACAAACAATCTTACAAATCTGAGCAAGTGTTGGCCAGCGAAGGTATCTGGGCGGTGTTTTTTGACAGCCTGCCTATCAATCTAAAGACTTCCAATCTGCTGACCCAGTATCCTGGCCCCAAGTACAAAAAGGTTTCGTTCTCGAACCCAGGACATGCAATCAATCTTGCACGAAAATTGAATGTGCAATTTCGTACTGACAAGTTTTCAGTGGTACTACTCAAGCAAGGGGACAAGATATACCCCGATGCTCGATAAACATCAACTCACCCAAAAAATCCTACAAGGGTTGCCGGCGGACGATTGTCCCACCTTTGACCAGGCATTTGCTGGTTGGTGGATGGATTCTCGCAAAGGTGGCGGCATGAGATTGACCACAGCAGGCTATCAGGCCATTGCCACCTTTGACATTGAGATGTATGTGTTTGATATTCCTGTGGACACGGCTCTGCTGCCACGACACCTGCTGTTGATGGATCGAAAATTAGATTGTCCTTATTATCTCAAAACAGGAAAAAAATCGCAGATCACCTTGTTCGGCAGCGAGCAGGCCCTGATGATGACCATGTACGGGGATTTGAACAGATTCTTGCGGTATCTAGAACGCACCTAGCGGTTGACCAATATTGGCCAATTCTGTATACTAAGGACTACAGCAGAAATTGTTGTAAAATAGCCACAATTTGCCCGATTGACCAATATTGTCCAAAATGCTATAATACATGCATGGAAGCAAAAAACACACCACGCAAAAAACGATCAGATCGTACGCATGTGATCTACATGTTGCAATCTGGTGCGGATTTTTACATTGGCGTCACTGCCAAGACCGAAAGCACTGTGAAGAAGTCAGTAATCACTCGTTGCCGCAAGCATTTTTATCGCATGCGCTCTGAAGACAAGAGCTGGATGCTGTACGAAACCATGCGTGAGCGCGGGGTTGAGACTTTTACTGTTCGTGTTCTGTCTGTGGTGCGTGGCAAAACAGAAGCACACAATTTTGAACGTGATCTGATTCGTAGCATGAAACCCAATCTTAACACAGACGTGCGTGGTGTTGTATAAACGCAACACTACGTATTTGACCAAAAATTACCCATTCGCTATAATATAGAATTGTTTAACAAAAGGAGTTCATGATGAAAGCACTGCAAACTTACATTGACAACAAGAACAAATACATGGCCTTGTTTCGGGGTCAGCACACAGAATATGAAATCCAAACTGCCGCTGGTCGTAGGCGTGTGGCAGAAACAATCGACTCGGCCCTGAGTCCTGAAAACCTTTCCTGTGATGGTGAACTGAGCCGCACAGAAGTCAACCGTCGCTATCGTGAACTCACAGCGGCCGCCCGGGATCTGATCAAACTTGATCCCAGCATGGCTCAGTATATGTACGAATTTGCTTGACCAATAACAGGAATTGAACCATGTATAACTTGATTTTGGTCTTGACCACAGGTGTTACCACTGTTGGCAATTACACCAACTTTGATTCCTGTCAGTCTGCACTGGCACAGTTCCAAAAACAAAATGTCACAGCGGCCTGCGTACAGCAAGCCAGTGCCGAACAGAGCATGGCAAAAGCCATGGCCATGATGCAGAATTTTATGAAAAGCATGGAGCAGAAATGAACGAACGAATTACACTATTGGCATTGAAGGCAAGTGATCCTGAAACAGGTTGGTTGGATCGTCAAAAGTTCGCCGAGTTGATTGTTCAGGAATGTATTGACATTATTGCTCCTTATTCTGTTAGAATGATTAGACCAGGCGAACTATATCTACATCCTATTCAAGAGATACAACAACATTTCGGAGTTAAAGAATGAGTAATAGAATCACAACAGAAATGCTGGACCGCAAGATTGCATGGTGTAAACAAAACGCATTTTGGGGTACACCTTCTGC